CAAACTACATGCAGTTTTTGTACAACGAACCTGCATTTCTTGGGGCCATCAAGGCAACACCTGAAAACCTTCAAGGCGTGCCTGAAGCCCGGGTTTTTGGGTACCCAGTAAGCATCCCATCTGTTACTGGCTTGGCTGGTGGTATTGCTGGCGCCAGACTTGGACTTGGCACTGTACCAAGAGAAGTAGTAGTACAGCCCAGTATTTTTCCTGGAGAAAAATCATCAATTTCTAGCGCAGGATCTAAGCCCGGCGCTCGTGGAGTACGTGGTACAGTAGGAGGCTTAGCTGGTTCTGTCCTTGGCGTGATGGCAGGTAACCTAATCAATCAATCACTTGCCGCAAAACAACTTGACTCACAATTACCGATGAGTTAAATAAGAGTACTGGTAGAATTAAACTACATAAAAATAGTCCACCATATATGGCCACTGATCCAACTAATTTTCAAGAACTTCTTAACTCAGCTCGTGCCGCTAAAGCGGCGGGTATTGATCTAGGATTGATTCGTTCTCTTGGGCCGCAAGCAGTTAGTGGCTTGGCCGGGGCAAAAGAGAGAATGGCCGGCGTTGGTCCGCAATTTACAGCGGCAAGCCAAGCACTAGAAAAGAGGCCCCTGGGACGCATGTCAACCCTTGGTACTGCTGGCTTGATGGCAACCGGCCAAGCACTGCAGGGTGACGTAATGGGCGCACTCTCGCAAGGGCTTGGTGGCCTTAGTGGCGGTGCCGCAGCATCAGCTTTGGTTAGTAAAATTCCTGGACCCCTTGGCGTAGCGGCAAGAATCGGGGCTCCTATTGTTGGCGCCATGGCGGGCGGAAGCATGTTGGAAGCAATTACTGGTGGTTTAGGTGCTAAGGCGCAAGAGACTTCTGAACCCATCTATATTCCAGGTACCAACATCCCAATCAACCAGGCTGGACAGTACGAAAACCTACGCAATCGTGACCTTGCTTATACTTTAAGGTCAAACAAAGCTCTAGGTGAACAAGAACGGGCACTTACTCGTCAAGGTATGCAAGATCAATTGGAAATGAAGATCCAACTTGAGAAAGCAATGGTCCCACTCCAGGAACAAATTAATCGTTCAAACTTGGTTAATGCACAAGCCAAGCTTGCTTCCGAAGGTGCCATGTACCAAGCCTTGGGACGCCAAGCCGGACAATACAAGCTTGCTGGAATCGATCGGACTGAGACTGGGGCTACCCTGCGTACAGCAATCTCACAAAACCCGTACATGGGTGCAACTCTATCGGCCCCTTCCATTAGCTTTGGTTGATCATGGCACCAAACATTAAGCCTTTTCAAGACATCTTGACTCCGTCCCCGATTAAAGACGAAAGCGCCCTTGGCAGACTTTTTAAGACAGCAAAAGAATATAAAATTAACCTGGATCCATCCACTCTTAGTATAGTGGCTGCGGCGGATGCTTTTGGGGGCCCAAAAGCACCAGGCTTTAGTGAACCTGGAGGGGAAAAAGAAAAGTTAGATTATTGGGCTAATTTGCAGAAAGAACAAGCACTTGAGCGTCAACGCTTAGGTGAAGAAAGCACTCAAAAAGCATTGCTTTATTCAACACTTGCCAAGCTTCCCGATAAACTTGCAAACGCATTTAATCCTTATGGCTCAAGGGAAGGTGCCCTTGCATATGCCGCTCAACTCAATAATCTTCCCAATGTTGTCAACGATACAATGCGCAGCATTCCCATGATGAATGTGCAGGGTATTGCCTATAACGCTCCTCAAAGACAATACTTTGTTTGAGATAAACAATGGGCGCTTACTTTGGAACTGGTGCCGGCAGTCTAAGCGTAGATCCTCGCTTGGCTGGGTACACAGACTACAATAAAAGTTTTGGAGGAGGAGAGGCGTATAATTACAATAGTGGTAATTTAGCTAGTAAAGGAGGAGGCGGACAAATGTGGGGAGCAATAGGAGCCGCCGGACTTGGAATGATTGGAGACATATTCTCCAGCCAAAACCAGGCTGCGGCGATGCAACAGGCCTCCTGGAATAGCGCGAAAGCGCAGGAGTATGCTGCAAACTCAGCTCGCCAACTTGGCTGGGACCAAGCAAAAGCTCAGATGGGCACCAATCTTGCTAATCAATTAGCACAAATTGGCTATGGTGCAGACACTGAATTTGAAAGGCAAAAACTAGGAAAAGAATTAGATTACAATAAGTTTAACCCCAAGGTCTCCGCTCAATCAAGAGAAGATGTTAGGGCTACCATAGGGGCACAACAGGATCCCCTTTTTAAAAGTGCTGCGTTTCAAAACCTCATGAACGAAACACGTAAAAAAGGTTTTGAGATGGTTGCTCCAGGGGCGGCTATGTTTGGAGATACTGGATTTAGCAAACGATTCACTAACATGTTCTAAGAATTATGGGCGGCTCTCCAGCACCGGTCGTATACAATCCTCCGGCAATTCCAAAGGACGATACTTTTGAAAAGTATCTTGCTTATCAGCAGAAAAAAGAAGGTGCCGCAGAAGAGCGTGCAGCAACTGAAAGAGCAGAAACCAAAGCAGAAGCCGCTGCACGTAAAGCCGCTGGTGCTGCTGGTTACGCTGGCCTAAGGCAAGGCGTCGAATCACAGATGCGCCAGGGGCTTCTCGGTTACGAGACAGCTACTCAGCAGTTACGTGACTATGCCTCCAAATATGACCTGACACCGCCAGAAACGGATGTTGCGTCACTGACAGATGTCTATACCAAAGAGCTGCTCCCTGGTCGTAGGAAGACCGGAATTAAGGCGGCCTATGAGGAAACCCTTGGTCGCCAGGCAACAGAGGAAGAACTTACCAAAGCAACTGAACGTTTTAACCAAGGCTTCTATACCACCAACCAAGATCTTGTCAGCTCCCTTACCAAGGGGTCCGAGTACCAGGACAAGTTCAATAGTAGCTACCTGGATAACTACTATGACACAATGTTCGGTAAGCAAACTACCGACGCAGCAGGAAAGAGGACCGGCAAGCGTGCATTCACTTTTGATAAGAACCTTCTTCCCAGCTATGGTGGAGACCTGGCAAGTAAAACCAAAATTACTACCCCTGATTTTGGCAACGCTTTCGTTGGTACTCCCGCTGAAATTGAAGATCAACAGGCAAACGTTCGAGATACAAGACAGTATCTGTACAGCGCTGGTTTGACTAACCTGCAAGGAGAGATTGATGCCAATACACAGAAGATTAAAAACCAAGGCTTGAAAGAACAACAGAAGATCCAATCGTTTGGCAATGTAGCCTCCAGCCTGGTCTCTGGTTTCTGGGGCTAATATACCTTTGCTATAATTTGTAAAGTAAGATTTTTATCAATGACTTACACGGGTGGCAACGCACTTACCGACACCGGTACCGATACCTCCAAGGATTTTGACATTAACCGCTTTGAAGAACTGCTTTCCCGCCTGGAAGCATCAAAAGGCCGTCAACAACGTCAGAAATCTGTTGAAGGTCGTCGGGACATCTTTTCCCAGGGCCTTGCTAGCATGATGGGTAACTTCTAATTTTTTCTTGAGGTCTTATTGCCATGACCAGTAGCGTGCCCGCAGGCCAGACAGATGTTGATGACTGGTTTGATTTAGACAAATATAAGCAAGCTGCTGGTGTAGCATACGAGTTCTCTAAGAAAAAGGCAGAAGATGTCGGATCTCAAGAACGAGAAACCATCGGTAAAGGCGCGGAAGAGCAGCGTACCTCAGCGGAGCAGGGGCAGCAGTTCAAGCAATCTGACGAAGCCCGTGACTACGGACAGGCCCAGCGAGCTTATCGATATTGAGGTATTTGATTGCTGGGTAGACAATCTTGATTGCTCTGTCCAGGAATCATTCCTTGCCTTTGCCTCCGACAACTACTCCATAATTGAAGTTTTTCTCTATAGCCGTTTCCTTGGTTACAACGGCAGCATTGTTGCGTGTGAATCTTGGGTCAAAAGCAAGTACAAGAAGCCAGATCACCGCAAGACTCTTCTTTACGAAATTGAAGAGATGCAAGAAGACATCCGCAAATTGCGGGAGTCTATGGAGATGACGGGAGAGGGTAATGTCAAGCGGGATCACGGTGTTGCCCGCATCGCCGGTATGCAGCGTGAACTACGTGGCACTATTGCACAAGTAGAAGAGTTTACTTCGGTCAAAGATCGCAAAGGTTTGTTGATGGCTGGTGCTGACAGGGCCATGCGAGAAGTAGCCTTCATCTTTAAAGACGACCCGATTGAGGCCCCCCTGGAAGAAGCCATTATGAGTGTGTGGGCCAGAATGCAACTGGAAGAATAAATAACAGTATACTTAAACAAGGAATATCTTCTGATCATGGCTGTAGAGAAAAAGTTCGTTCCTGGCAAAGGCTTGGTCCCCGTAGGTAAAGAAGAAGCCGGCAAAAAAGGAGCACCAGTTCCTCCCAAGAAAGGTGCCGCTCCCGCCAAGAAAGGTGCTCCTGTTCCCCCTGCTAAGGGTAAAGGCAAGCCTGTGCCTCCCAAGAAGAAGTAAAATGGGTGCAGGCAAACGCATTCCATTGGCTGGTGATAACGCTACTGCCAAACAAAACATTCAAGGCAGAGTTGGCAGCGTAGCCGAATCAGCAGGTATCAAGCGTCCAGAAGCCGCTCCAGGGGGCCTTCCTCCCGTTGGAGGAGGAGTGGGCCCAGCATATGGTAACTATGCCCGTGAGCAGCAACGTCGTGGCGCTCAGGCACCAATGCGGCCCGGCTTCTCTGGTGATAATATTCCCGCTAGGCGTCCAGGAGAATAATTATGGCAAAAGGTAAAATGCCTCCTCAGTTCCTTGAGTACCTCAAGAAGAAAGAAGCAAAGAAGGAGGATGGCACTGAGATGAACGATAAGGAAAAGCGTAAGGCAGCCTTAGACAAGGCCAGGAAGTACCAAGACCAAAAACGTAAAGACAAAAAATAAGCTAGTATTTAATCATAGTTTGATTACGTGCTGTGCCCGCTTATACCTATTTGGCGCACCGGCGTAATGCTCGCGCTGCAACAAAGAACTTTAAAATTAAAGAAAATAAAAATCAAGATAAACTAGATCTAGCAAAGGAAGACTTTGGTTATTTTTGTGAGTACGTAGCAGATAAGCCCCCGGCTGAGCACCACAAAGAATGGCACCGGCATTTTGTAACAAACGAAGACAGCTCTTGTCTAATCAAAATTGCTGGGCCTAATATTGACCTGCTTGCTCCCAGGGGATCAGCCAAATCTACAGTCTTGGGTTTGCTTACGGCGTGGGCAATTGGTGTTCACACTACCGCCAAGCTTCCACTTCAAATCCTCTACTTGTCTTATACGGTAGATATTGCACGTTCCAAGTCTGCAACCATTAAACGCATCATTGAAAGCAAAAGGTATCAAGAAGTTTTTCCTAAAGTACGCCTTCTGAAGAACGTAACCAGTAATGAGTACTGGTCTATTGACCATAAATTTGCTGGTATTGAGGTGACAGGGGATGAGCAATTTACCCTTTGCGCTGCAGGTTTGAAAGGTTCGGTGACATCCAAGCGTTCACATTTGGTAATGATTGATGACGCCATTAAGTCAGCCGCAGATATTTCTAACCCAGACATCAGAAAAATGATGCAGGACAACTGGAATGCAGTGATCTCACCAACCATGTTTGAAGGTGCCAGGGCGATCTGCCTTGGTACCAGATTCAGGCACGACGATATTCACTCAACAACATTTAACGAACAAAATAATTGGGTTCAAATTGTTTTGTCTGCAATTCAAAACGATATCAAAACCGGAGAAGAGAAATCATATTGGCCAGACATGTGGTCCTTGGAATACTTGAAGGAAAAGAAAAGGCAGGCGCCCATTGCGTTTTCTTTTCAGTACATGAACCAGGTGATCAGACAGAATGAACTCTCCTTGGCACCAGAGCTAATTGTTAAAGCTGAAATCTCTACAGAGTTTGACGCTCTTGGAGTTGGCGTTGATCTTTCTGCTGGAGTTAAAGAGAAAAACGATTACACCGTAATGATTCTTGGCGGACGCATTGGCGACCGTATACACATCATTGATTACAGGCGTATCCGCGTAATGGGCAACCTAGAGAAACTAGATGCCATGAAAGAACTTTTAAATGATTGGTCTATTCTTGGTTGTGATGAAAACGGCGCATACTTTCCAACGTATTCAACGTGTGATATTTGGTCAGAAGCTGTACAATACCAGGCCTCCCTGGAAGCCGACTTCAAGCGTGTTTGCCTGAATAACGAAGGACTCTACAACTTGATTTGGCACCCAGTGAAGGGGTTCCGTGCAGATAAGCTTGCGCGATTCCGTGGCATCATTGGCATGTTTGAAGACCGTAAGATCATCTTCAACCGTTACCGGAACTTCAGTAATCTCTTCGAGGAACTCACTAATTTCGGTGTTAGTAGTCATGACGATACGGTCGACGCTCTCGTCTGGCTGGTCACAGGCCTTGCTAGAAAAGGAAATCTTCATTTGGATTACTAATGGAAAGGATAAATCCAGCAACAGGAAACCCCTGGAAGTATGGGGAGGTTGGTCTTGATGGAAGAATCTTCTTGGCGTATCGACGCAAGTCCCGTATTAACAAAGACGGAACTTTTCAAATGAATTGGCTTAAGCCAGAAGCCTGGGCCAAAAGAGAAATAAGTTGCAGGCAGGCCGCCAAAAATATACAACAAAGAAATGTCGCAATCATTCATCAAGAGAAATTGAAAAGGGGGTGCGCGTGTTGCGGATATGCAGAGCATGCTGTTGCGCTTGATTTTGATCATCTTGATCCTAAAACAAAAGTTTGCGACATTGCAAAGATGCATACTGGAAGCATTGAGAAGTTAAAACTTGAAATGAACAAGTGCCAAGTTTTGTGTGCAAATTGCCATCGCATTAAAACTCATGATCCAGATAAATTTAAAATTCTCTTGTCTGGTTGGTAACGGGATTGGCCAGGAAAGGAAACCTTCATCTTGATTACTAAAGTTTAGAATAATAAAAAGAACTTCAGCCGTGGGACCAGAGTATTTAGCTGTGTATATTACGCTTTGTATAGCAGGCGTAACCGGCGGCTCTTGGACCGCCACTAAAATTCTAGGACGTTTTTCAGATCGTGCACGGCAAATTCATTCCGCCGTCGAAGCACAAGAACGAAAGTTGGAAAATTTAGAAGAAAAAGTAAATAGGCTTCCATTGGACTACGTGCTTAAGGTTGACTTTCTTAGAGAAATCAAGGAAATGCACGACAATTTTAAACAGATCAACATGAAGCTTGATAAACTTGTGGAAAAGCTTTTGGCAAAATGAGCTACATCCTGGAAATACAAGAAGACGAAAATGGGGAATCATTCATCACTTTTCCGGATGACATCATAGAAACCCTTGGCTGGCAAGAGGGCGATGTCCTGGAATGGAAGCTCAAGGGAAATGGTGTTCTTCTAACCAAGCTCAACGACAGTGCTGGGTATGAGGTTATAGAAGAGTAAAATAAAACAATATAAGAGGCATTAAAATGGCTGGTTTTTATGGGGGTTATATGGGCAACCCACTTGGAGTAGAAAACGCTAATACTCTTGCTGCTAGCCCAAGCTTTGAAATCCCTGGGGCCGGGTCCCCTGGTGGATTATCTGGAAGATCAATT